GTGTGGGCCAAAGTGGCCGAAGGGGCTGCGGAACGACCCACTGCGAAGTGTTCGCGCTGCCGTACAAAACTTGCCCCGCCCCAATACTGGGCGTGTGGGCGTGTCGCGGCGCCTGGGCGCCAATATCCCGTAGTCATTTTCCGGCCCGCACGGGGAAGATCAGACCCCCGCACCCGTCCCCGGTTTCCCGGCGGTGTCTCACAACAGGCACGCATGCTTCCGAACACACGTGCCGGGCTCGGCAGGAGCAGCTGCGACGCCTGAAGGTGGCTTCCAGGTCTTGCTGCTCAAGGGCTTTCGCTCGGAGCTCCCCCCAGGCAATGGAGGCGCCAGCTCGTCAGAAGCTCGCTTGGGTACCTATCACGGTCTTGGAACCGGGAGTTGTGACTTCCCCCGGCCGGGCACGCGCCCGCCCCAACTCATTCGTGACCACCATGTGCCCCGCTCCGGAAGGGACACACACCTGCCCGGCGTGCGGTGATCAGCCGCACGCCGCCTTCTCTATGCCTCACGCCCTCGCTGGCACAACGCGTGCCAGGTCATCCAGCTCGTTGAACACCGCGCCCAGGTCGCTCCATTCAGCGCAGCCCCGGGCTCTGTTCTCGAGCTCTCTCTGTTTAGCCACCGTCAGCGCAACATAATTGCGGGCCACATATTCCCGCGCAGCTTCGTCATGCATGGCCGCCTGTTCGCGCTGGTTCTGAATACAGTCCTCAAGGGTGCGCGCGCGGACGGCCTTCCGCATCATCTCCATTTGAGTGGCTAAATAGCCTTCGTGCTTGATCGCGCCCTCGAAGTTGTCCTTGTGGAACCGCTGGAGCGCGGTCTGCACTTCGTACAACACCGGGCACGACGTCGACAGCGCCCGTGCGCTTTCGAACATCGAAGCACCCACATTCACGCTGGTGGCTGAACTGAAAGAGACCCGGCACGTCGAAAGTGCCTTGGACAGCTTGGGGAAGCTGCCCACAAAATCCCCATCAACAAAAAAGTGCCTGCTCACAAATTCGAGCCGGTCCGTCGCGTCCCTGAATGCCTCTTCCCCCGTCTGCGCAATCTCACCATCATTCCGCATGGGTTCCCAAGCCATGTGCAACGCCTCGAACCAGTCGTTGTAGGCACGGAGGAAATCATCCCAGTCCGCCATGCCCAGTTTCGCAAGCACCTTCTCCTTGAACATCGGGGCGTTGTCATCGCCCTCGAGCAGGAGCTCGATCTCTCTACGCGCCTCCGCCTCCTCGTCATCCAGGTCGATGTGCGTGAGGAGCTGCCAAAGCAGGCCCTCCCAGTCGTACCCGCAGCACTTGTAGAAAGCCACGTGCAGGATCAGATTATCCAGCAAATTGCCAGTTGCCGTAAACCTGTCTCCGCTGGCGCGGCCGAAGAGCCGCGCCGTGATCCGGCTGTACAGAGTGCGGAAGTTCTGCTGCTCCTTGGCCCGGTCCGCGTCACGCAACTTCTCGTAGACGCTGTCCTCCAAGCCGGCCGCACGAACAAAGGACCTGCAGAACTCAACCTCCGTGGCCGCTCGGATTTCGTGGCGCAGACTGGAATCGAACTTGCCAAAGTCCGCCGAGACCGCCTTCCACTCACCCTTGTTCTTGCCAAGTAACTTGGCCACGCGCTTGTTGAGCTCCTCCGGCGTCGCACCCTTTAGCGTCCTCCACTTCAGGCCGGTGACCTTAAAGGCCGCCTCTACCGTGAAGGAAAGCATGGCATGCAAAAGGACGACCGAAGGTGAGGGTTCCGCAAGGATCCCTCGCGGTTTGGCTTTTGATAAACTCTCGTTAGACTTAACGAAGAATTGCCGTATAGCCCGCGCCGCCTTCTGATCATCCTGCGCCAAGTCCATATTGGACAATGCCTCAAACGCCCGCTTGCGGTAAGCTGGCGACCACTTCTTCGGCATCATGTCCTCAACGCACTGGTGATACGCATCTGTCTGGGCCAACCCGCCGAGCATGTCACCCAATCTGCCGGCGACCTCCTTTACCGCTGCCAACTGTCGGTCATAATACCGCACGGGCTTGGTATCGGGGTAGTGCCGCTCGTAGATCGCTTTGTCGATGTTGCTCGGCGCCGAAGGGTCGGCGATGTAGAGAGTCTTCCTCCTGTCCAGGGGCACGACAACTCGCGCCTGGGCCGGCACTCCTTGCCGGTCTAGGGCCTCATCGAGGGGCTCTCCCGCCCCAACCGCGGCCCGCACACGTGACTTGCTGTCCAACTTGCGGCGGATGGTGTAACTCGGCTCCAGGGGTGCTACGCTCCACCCGTGTCGCTCCGTATCCGCCACAATGCACTCGTACACAGACCCGAGCACCGCTTCGTTTGGGCCATAATACTCGACACCCACTTCGTCCCCTGCGTCCACTTCCTCGATCGGCTCTGTCAGCGCGCCAGCAGCCGCCCAAGTCATGGTTCCGTCCCCCTCGTGGGGTGGCGGACCCGCATCCTCGATCAGACGCTCAATCCCGTCGACCAACTCTTGCGGTTCCTCCAGCTCCGGACCTGGCGCGTTCGAATCCGACGCTCCGGTCTCCGGCCCATGAGAGATAGGTGGCCCCAGTGGCTCCGGTAAGCTCACTGCCGCTGCGGTGCCCGCGTGGTCGAACTGCAAGGCGTCGCTCAAAAGGAGCACGCGTCGCGGAAGGACGGTCGGGATCGGCAACGGCAGGCCTGGTGGAGGGCCTCGCACGGTCTGTCCACCCGCCGTGGGTGGTACAGCAAACGAAGATTGCGAGCTGGAAGGGCCGCTGCGAGGCGGAACTCCTCCTGCTCCGGGGCCAGCGTCATCGTCGCCACTCGACGATGAAGAATCTGACCCTATGTCGAACATCATGGCACCGGGTGCCCGAGGAGGGGGTGCTTCCGCCCTCTGTACTTGAGCTAGTCCGTGCGCATCGACGCCCCTTCCCAACAAAGGCGTCGCCAAGCGTCTCCCACGCGTACGAACGCGTCGCTCTCCGAGCTCCAAATCGCCATACTCCGGACCGACTGCCCCCCTGGCGTCAACAGCCCGATTCCTGGCAACCCAGCGCAAATACCGCCTCGCCCTCCACGGTACGCTTCCCACAACGCTTCCTGCGCAGTACGCACGGCCCGTCGTAAAGAGGGCGTGGACCTTGCAACACCAGTACCAGTTGTACAGCGCCCAAGCCTGCCAAAATGCGAGGAGAGTCCTCCATGGCGGGCAAGGTGTCACGTCCTGAATGGCAAGATTGCCAAAGATACGTAAACCCAGGGTGTCTGCATCACGTACGGTGTGGCCGGCGAAGTGCACAAGGTGTGCCACAACGCGCGCGACTGGAAAGAGTGTGAGCATGCGCACGCTTCGGTTGTTCGCGAAAACCATCAGCGGCTTGTTGCTCTGGCCAGCCTTGACATCAAATGGAGAGATAGTGGATTTCCCGCCCCCTGCGCTGAACAGACTCTTGTGCGCGTGAAGACTGCAAACTTGCAGTGCGCTCAAGGGCAACACCAGATCAAGGTCCGGCGGTGCCTGTCTGTGATACCTGCAGCGCATGGATGGGACGTTGAGCACCACCTTCTGCTCCTTCGTCGCGGCCGGTCCCTCGCCCGGAGAGTTCTGCGTGAACTCGTGTGCACGCAAGCAATACATGCACACATGCTCCGCCGTAAAGTTGGCAGAGCGCGCGAAGTCCGGATGATCAAGGGCCTGGAAGGCCGCTTGTTCACGTTCCGTGTGGACCACGCGCCGGGCCCGGAGGTAGACAATGATGCTGACCACCACAAATGCGCACGGATACGCCGGTAGCCAACTGTCCATCCCCCAG